TTGCCTGTACCTCTTGATACAGTTTGTTCAATCTTTTTTGAGTTTTGCACAATTTTGTAAAGTCTTGATGAATGTTTTTTATTACTAAATATTGTCATTTTTTCCTCTCTGTATGATAAAGGGGGTGCAATATACACCCCCAGTCCTTTGACTACAAAAAATTATGCAGTTAAGTTAAATATTCCGTAGTTTGCATTAGGTGCTTTTGCACATAAAGCGTACTCACATAAGAGTAACTTTTTGTCAGAGTCACCAGTTTTTGCAAGATCAGTTGTTTGGAATGGTCTTAAAAAGTCCACACTCCACATATCCATTTGTAGGATATCAACTCTGTTTGCTTGTTGATGTCTGTTTGGTACGAAAGCTACCTCACCAAAGTCAGATACATAAATGTCAGTTGTACCGATAGATACTCTATCACTCGCATCTTTATACTTTGTAGCGACACCATTAAATGCAGAAGCTAACTGTTTGTGTGATGGTGACATCATTACTGTCTCAGGCTCTCCACCTAATTCAAAGGCTTTTAAAAGACCAGCTTTTAATAATGCCTCTGTAAAAGTTCTGTTAGAACCACCAGCGATTGCTGTTGCTCCTGTACCAGCCGGAGTTGCTGAAGGCGAACCATTGGTTGAGAAGTTACCAGCAGCAGAAGATGTGCCGGGTTTGTTTCCACCATACCATGTTCCGACAGAAGCTGTCTCTCTTGCAGTTGATGAGTTACCAGCAACTTTTGCATTTTCTACTCCTACAAAAGCTCTTTCCATGTCTCGCTTGAGTTCTTTACCCATCTTTGCTAGTTGATAAGCCATCTGTGTTGACATACCAGCATTATCTACTGCATCGTCAGTTCCAGAAATAGTTACTGATTTTGCAGAGATTTGTGTTTGGTTGTTTAATCGTACAGTTGCAGTTCTTGCATCACCTGTATAGTCGTCACCTTCGATTTGTGCGTTAGCAGCAGCATCTGCTAATGAGTCTGTCTGCCATTCATACAATGTGTTTGTCGCTGTACCTTTTGCAGCATTACTCATAAAAGGAGTTTCAGTCGGTGAAATATTGTAAATTACATCAGCTAAATCTTCTCTTATAGAATTTGCACCATCGTATGTGTCAAAAGTATTGGTTGGTTGTGCCATTACTTATTCCTTTCTATGTTGTTGATTGAGAATACAACTCTTGTAAAACATGAACAGCATCGTTAACTTTTCCTGTTCTTTTAAGAGCTGCTTTTTTAGACTTAATACGCTTTGCAACATCACTATCATCTTGAACTTTAGGACTAGATGAACTTACAACCTTAGATACTTTAGTTACTTTTTTGTTTTTAAGATTAGCTTTTTTTAACTTATCGTAACGATAAGCATTTGCCAACATTAACACAGCTCTATGGTCAACTAACATGGCAATCTCTTGGTCTGTATAACCAATCGATTTAGCATAATTTGTAAGTTCATTTACAAATTTACTGCCCTTTTCCTTGTCAGCATATATAGGTAGTTTTTCAGAAAGTAATTTTCGTTGTTCAACAAGATAAGCGTCATATTGTTTTTTTTGCTCCTCTTGTTTTTCTAACAGTAATTTTTCCTGTTCTTGACTAGCCTTCTCCAATAATTCTTTTCTGCGATCTTGTTCTGCTTTTACACGAACATACTCTGCTGGATTATCTTCATAAAGTTTATCAAGTTCTACCTTGTCAGGTTCAGCTTGTTTTAGTTGTTCAGACAATATTTGAAGTTGTTTCTCATATTGGTCTCGTCTGATTTTAGCCTCCTCGTTTTGCCTAGTGTATTCGTTTTTTAAATCTTCAACACTTCTTCTATCTTGTGATAGTTTTTCGGTTTTACGAGTATAATCGCTTTGTCGAGAATAACCTTTCGTAAGTTCATCAAGGGTGACTTCAAGCTCTTGTCCATCGACAACAACTTTGTAAAGTTCCTGATTATTGTTAGATGTTTCTTCTTCTTCAATTTGATCGATTAGTTCAGGATCATCAAAAGTATCTTCGATATTCGTTTCCGAGTCGCTTACCTCTTTTGGTAATTCTTCACTTGCAGTTTCTTGAGTCTTAGAGGCTTCTGGATTTAGTAAGTTCTTCAAGACATCTGCTGCCTCTCCTGTGTTTAGAGGCTTGGGCGTTGGTGCAACAGTTTCATTTGTGTTTTCTGTTGCAGATTCCATTACTGGTTGTTCTGCCATTTATATTTCTCCTATTTTTTTACAATCTTGCCTGTTTCTAAGACAGATTGTATTTGTATCAATACAACCTCTAACATTCTCCTCATGCCGAAAATGTTTTCTCGTTGTGCTGAATCTTTTGGATCAGAGTTTAGCCATTCGTTTTGTAACTCTGTTCTAACTTTTTGTACTGCTTCTATAAAAATGGGATTTTCTAAAATTTCTTTGGCTTGTTGACTGCGTTTAATTTCTTTATCTACCACCTGTAAATCCTAATCCTACTTTAAATTTAGAAGTACCAAAATCTTTTTTGTTTCTTTCTATGTTTCTTGCTACAGCAGCTTTGTATGCAGCATCATTTCTTACTCTTGTGCCATCAGATTTTACACTTGTCAATGGCGATGTGTATAGTAAACCACCTGAAAGATCTTGTGCTATTGGTGATCCTGATGATTCTCCACTTTGTGGTTTAGGATCTAAAACACTTTCTACTGCTTGTCCAACAGTAATATTTTCACCACTTGGTGTCATCGTAGCATTAGGATCTAGTAAATTTCCAGATACATTTCTGTAATATTGTTCTGGTGTAAATATTTGAAACAAATCGTTTCCTACATTTTGACCATATTGGTTTTCTTGCATAAACTTTATGGCATCATTGTATAAATTTTGCCTTCTTTCATTACCACCTAGAACAGCATCAAGTATGCCAAGTCCAAAAAAGGGAGGTGGCTTACCAACACTTGGATCAAATTTTAAAAATGTACCTTGTCCTAAACCCTCAGTAACATAATCGTCAAGAATATTTGATGCACCAAAACCTGTGGTTGGATCTTTTTTCATTCTGTCTAGTAATGCTTTTGTAGGATCAAAAGGATCTTTGTCATCATCATCTGACTCTTGTGCTTCTTCTATCGGCATACATCTTTTCATTACAGGATCATAAACAAATCCTTCAGGACATGGATCAGTTGGTAATTTATCATCTTCGTTCTCAACAGGTGGTCTAAAAGGATCTACTTCAACTCTGTAAGGGTTGTCTTGTGCTGCTGTTGAATAACCACCAGATAAAAAATTATTGATAATATTTTGTGCCGATGAAGGCATATTAGGCGTTACCATTTTTTCTCAATCCTTGTTGTAATATTTGTGTTGCTAATTTTTCTTTTTGACTTTCTTTTGCATCTTCTTCTTTTATTAATTGTGATGCTAATTTTTGTTGCTCTAGTTCTAGTTTTTGTTGTTTCAATCTTATGTCTGCTTGATCTTTTTGTTGTTGTCTTTTAAAATCTGCCTCTGCAAGTTGTAATGTTGGGTTAGGTTTTTTTGGTTGTGGTGGTGGCATATTAGAAGGATTGTTAAAAAATTGACTAGCATCTTTGTAACCAGCGTTTTCTAAATACTTTTCTAATGTGTTATAAATTTTTTGTGGATCTACTATACCCATTCCACCAGCACCAATTAATTTTTCTTGCACACCAAGAACTCTACTCAATACTTCAAGTCTTTGGTCTTGTGATCCTGTGCCAAGTCCTACTTGAACAGTTGCATTATATCTATCAACCCATTCTCTAGGGTTCATAGGTACAAATTTATTTCTTAATTTTATTATTCTTTCTTGATCTTGGTATTTACAAACCAAAGTCAAGATGCCTTGAAACATACGCTTGATACCTTCACTAAAGTTACGAGCATATAGCTCTATTCTTTGCGTTGATGCGTTCATCATCACATTTGTACTGGTTGCAGTTGTATGTGATTTGTTTATTTGGTCTGCGTCTAAACCCATTTGAACCTTTGAAACGCCTGATCTTGACTCTCTAATACTATCTACTTTGTCTATCATCGCTAGTCCTTGACTCATAAAGTTAGGAGAAGCTAGAGGTGTTACAGCGTTAGGTGATTTAACTCTGACAATACCCCCAGCTCTCGATGTAAGGAGGTCGTCAATGTTTGCTTGTCCATCTACTACTACAGTTCTGGCATTGTTTTGTAGATAAGCGTTATTTAGGGTTTGTCTAAGTAGTGTTGTTTTGATTTCTTGCACATCACCAATCAAATCATAAATAGACAATCCATAAAATCTGTGTGGCATAGGTATTGCTGTTACCATCGCAAAAGGTATTTGCTCTATTGGTTCGTTTTCTAGTATGTGATAGGCGTTTGCACCTGTACCACCTACTACTATGTGTCTTAATTCTGCAATACCATCGTTGTCATAGTCACATCTCATGTAACAATCGATGACACTTACTCTTGTAAGTAAAGGATCAATGTTCTGATACTCTTGAGGCATGGTTTCATCATCATGTGATCTTCTTGTTACAGCCTCTGTGTTGTAAATTTCTTCGTCAGCAACTGGAAGTTCATTTACAATCTTTTTGTCAAAACCCATACTGATAAGTTCTGATCTAGTTTTAAAAACTCTTTGTCCAATAAAGTTACAATCTTCTAAACTTGTTGCAGTTTTTGTAACTAACAAACTTTCAGGTGCAACATTTTCAATACACACTCTGCCAAACTCTTTTACACGCTTAACAGTAACATTGTATGTTTGCTCTGAAAAATCTTGCATAGCAATATCTACATCTTGAGTTGTATCTTCGACCTCTACGACTTCAACTTCTGTATC